ATTTTTGACTATAAACCATCCAAACGACAAGGACAGATCATTACCGATTCTGAAACCCTTGGTATGATTCGTAGTCATTTTTCAGTCAAGAATGACGGGGCATTTTTCGCCAAGAAGAAAGGACATAGATTTGTCAAGGATCGAAAGTATGCCATCACTGCCACCGGATTGTTTGATTTTGGATTTCATGGGGAGATTCTGAAATATCTCAGAGACAATCAGATCACCGACATATCCCTAACGGATGCTTTCAAAAAGAGATTGAAATGTGGTGTGGGAATCGAGGAATTTTGGAATGATTTGAAATATGATGCGCGGTATTACCAGAAAGATTCAGTGATTGCTGGTCTGAAAAAAGGATTCGGGACATTTCTATTAGCCACATCTGCTGGGAAAAGTTTGGCTCAAGCCTTACTCATTGAAAATTACACTCGAAACGTATCATTTGATACTTTCAAATGTCTCATAGTAGTCCCCGGTTTGTCTCTTGTGAACCAATTACAGGGGGATTTTGAGGATTATGGCGTGACATTCACGTATTCAGGATGGACGGGGGGAACAGAACCTCAAGATACTCAAGTTGTGATATGCAATTCTGAGAACCTTCTTTCTCAATTTACCAACAATCCGTGGATTTTGAGCGTGAATCTGCTCATAACAGATGAGTGTCACAAGGTAGCAAGCGAGAATCAGATTTCCAAAATCATAAACAAAATCCACACACCCAACAAATTCGGATTCACGGGAACGCTTTCCGATAAACCCATCGACCAATGGAAAACAATCGGGACATTTGGCTCCGTTATATATGAGAAGAAATCCAAGGAACTTAGGGATGAGGGTTATATTTCCGATGTGGAAATCACAGCCCTGCAACTCAATCATCCCAAAACGATAAAATTTAAATATAAAGATGAACTGGAATATCTATACAAACACGAAAAAAGAAATCAGATCATCGCTAAATTGGCTGATTCAATCAGTGGTAATGTCCTTATCATGGTTAATCATCTTGATCACGGAGATAGTCTATTATCTCTTATGTCTTCCCGATCTGATAAAAGAGTGTTCTTTGTTAAAGGGGAAATGGAAGTGGAAAAAAGGAAAGAAATAATTGACATGATGGAAAAGAATGATAACATCATTTGTATTGCCATGGCATCCATCTTTTCAACTGGTATCAATATCAAGAATCTCCCCAATATCATATTTGCGGGACTTGGGAAGTCATTCATTCGGGTTGTACAATCCATTGGTCGGGGACTCCGGTTGCATGATAACAAATCCAAGCTACGCATCATTGATGTTTCGGATAATTTGAAGTATTCCATGTCCCATGCGTTACACAGGCAGGAAATATACGATCAAGAGCAAATTTTATGGAAAATTAAGGAGGTGTCGCTGTGATCGAACGTAGTAAGGAAGACATTCAAAAGATCGTTGAAAAGTGGAGTTATCTTTTAAATGCACCGTTATCTGGTAACAAAACAGCAATGTTGATTGAATCACAAGAAAAAACATATACGCTGGATCAGGTAATAGAAAGTATTGAAGATAAAGTGTTTAAACAATATGTTGAAAATTTCAAGCACGACAATGATCATTATAATCCCGATGGATATATTTCGGTTTTAGTCAAACATCACATTAACAAACACAATATCAATTTATGACAGAAAAAAATGCCAAGAAACCACATTATGTTAATTCCAAGCTGTTCAAACAGCAATTGGTGGAATACTATGAGACGGGAGCAAATCTGGACGAATTGGGAGTTCATCTGATGAACATTGCAGAGGGTTTGTCATATAAAATTAACTTTATTAGATATTCTCAAAGCTGGAAATCTGAAATGATCGGGGATGCAGTTCTGAAAATGTATGCGGCTCTGGAAAAGAAATTGTATAACATCGAATCAGACTTCAACCCATTCTCATATTTCAACCGCATTGCTTGGAATGCTTTCTGCAACCGCATCAAGAAGGAGAACGGACAACACAAGGGTCTGGAGGACTACAAGGAGATGGTGTATATGGAAAGCATGAGTGGGCCAGATTCCATGGGACATGTTTACGTGAAACCGAATTTGGAGGGGGATGAATATGATGACAATGATTAAGAAACCTAAAATAGCACTATTTTCAGACCTTCATTTGGGTCTGTATGGAAATTCGACAGAGTGGCATGAAATCGCCTTGAAATGGGCTGATTGGATTGTGTCTGATCTGAAGAAAAAGAAGATTACGGATATATTTTTCCTTGGTGATTTCTTCCACAATCGTTCGGAGATTTCAGTCCAGACAATACATGTTGCATCAGAATTGATTGCCAAGTTCAAGGATTTCAACCTCTTGATGGTGATAGGAAACCACGATGCGTTCTACAAGAACCGTTCCGATGTCCATAGCTTGGGATTCCTCAAGGGACATGATAACATCACCATCATTGATCAGAACTTGGAATTTGATGCATTTAATAAGAAATTGCTATTTGTCCCATGGAATCACGAATTACCCGAAGGTAAATTTGACTACATCTTTGGTCATTTTGAAATTCAAACATTCCAAATGAACAATTATAAGGTATGTGATCACGGATTCCAAGTCATGGATTTTCTAGCATCCCGAACGACTAATGTTTGGAGCGGTCACTTCCACACCAAGAGCATCAAGAAATACAATGAAGGAACGATTCGATATATTGGCAACACATTCCACCACGATTTCAACGATTGTGGAGATGACAAGGGTTATCACATTCTGAATCTGGAAGATGATTCCGTCGAATTTGTGAAAAATACGGTGTCTCCTGAATTTATTAAGATTCCCCTGTCCAAGATCAAGGACTACAAAGCGGAGGATGTGGAAGGAAACATAATCAAGCTAATCATTGACAAAGATGTGGAAGATGATAAGGTGGAGAAGTTCAAGATTTACCTGTCCAACTTTGCTCCTTTCCGTCTTACCACGGAATACAACGTGGCAACAAAGACAATTGGGGATGTTGAACAGGTGGATTCCATTGATATTGTTGGTATGTTTGACGAATTTTATGAACAACTCAAGCTGGACGACGAACAATTAGTAAGAGTGAAGAAAATTAACGATGAATTGTATGACAAATGTAAGTAATCCCCTGTTAAGAGCTTTCAAACATACAATAAAAATATCGGAACGCGAAAGAGATGTTCCCATGGAGGAATATATACACAAATATATATTAATGCATGGAAGTTGTCTCATAATGGATAGAATCTTGAAAAGAGTTGGCGATAAGGATTCATTAACATTTGATGTTACATATATTTTCAATGATAATCCAACAGATGATAAAATTGTCGAAGCTTTGATAAAAATAAACGCATTATAATGAAACGAATTGTATGAAAAGTGTAAGTGATTTTGATTTGAAAAAGGTTTTTGTCGAAGAGGTCACTGAGCGTATTGGTCAACATGTTTTGGCAAGTAAGGTCAGAGATGCTACGATAGAAGATATTGAAAAAGAATTGGAAAATCATAAAAATGGTAAATGTGGACATTCTATTGTTGAAGACACATATGGGTGGTTGTATGATTTTAGGGGGTGTGCTATTTGTGGAAAGGGACTTGGAACTGTATGAAAAAAATAATTTATAAAAAATTAAAAGGTCAAAATTTCCTTAGCATTGGCAACGATCAGATTGTGATTGATTTTCAATCTGGTTTCAATCTGATCACTGCTAAGAATATCGACAACCCTGATCGCCAAAACGGGGGAGGCAAGTCAACATTGGCGGAACTTTTCTATTTCGCCCAATTTGGTAAAACCATCCGTGAAATTAAAAAGGATTTCATCATCAACAATATCACCAAAGGAAAAGGTGCTATTGAATTGACGTTTGACGTAGAGACTGATAATGACACTCAGACATACACAATCAAGCGACAACTCAAACCAAGCTCTGTAACTCTCTTAAAAGGAGATGAAGATATCACTAAGGATTCAATTGCCAATACTGATAAATTCATCTGTGATCTGATCGGTTCCAATCCTGTGATCTGCCGTAGTTGTGATATTCTATCTCTTTCCGATAACATCCCGTTCATGGCGAAGAAACCAGAGGAGAAGCGCAAGTTTATCAATGATATTTTCTCTTTGGAAGTCTTTGGTAAGATGAGTAATGAATTGAAGAATCTGATTCGTGATAATAAAGGGGAGATGAACATTTCCACTGCAAGATTGGAAGAACTTAACCACACTCTGGAAACGCTGAATGATCAGCAAGCGGATTATCTGAAGAAAGTCCAAGAACGGGAAGCAATCCTCGAACAAAAGCGTAAGGAGATCCAAGAGAAGATCGACGAAACGGAGGAAAAGATTGCTAAAATATCCATAACGGATGTCTCAACAATACAATTGGAGCAAGAGAAGTATCATGAAGCTTGGAGAAAATTGGATGGGAAGATCGGTCATGTGAACGATGCGATTTCATCCAAGGAGACTTTGAGAAAGTTGAAGGTGAAAGAAATTGAACAAATTGAGAAAGTAACAAAATGAACACGGAATGTGAAAATTTATCTGGAAGTATAGATATTGGAGAATACCAGAAAATGTTGGCAAGTGTCCCCAAAGCAGCTAAAGAATGTGGGATGATTCAACATGAGGATGGATTGTATAAAATGTGGGTTGATTGTAAAGTGATTGATAAATTCACCAAAAACAAATTGTTTGGGGGTAGAAAATATTATTTTGTTCTCAATATCATGGGAATAACCAAAGAAATTCAAGTGGATGAAAATAATTACTACAATCAATCAGAGATGAATAGAATACATATGTATTCTGAAGACCGTAAAACATGGTTCCCAACCAGACAATAAAAATGATTAAATGCGACAAATGCCTCCAAGATATTCCCCATACTCATGTGGAACATCTGGAGAAGATGAAAGAACAATATCAATCGGAATTGGATGATATTGTCAAGGAAATTGATGAATTGAAAGAACAAAAATCTCAATTCCATTCGAAAAAAGAAAAGGTTCAAGCTAAGGTAGCTGAGTTTCAGGATCAAATCAATGAATCGAAAGTCACCAAACAAAAATTGGAAGGTCTGGAAAACAGTCTCAAGCAATACAAAGATTCTTTGAACAACTTGAAGCTGGAAGAATTACCTAAACCAAATTTTGAGGAAAGTATTCAAAATACTTGGGTGAGACAAAATACTGAGAATGATAATTTCCGAATGCTTAAACAGAAATCAGATGATTATGAAATCTGTAAGTTCGTTCTTGGTGAAGAAGGTGTTCGTAGCTTTGTGGTGAAGAGACTTCTTTCCATGATGAACGCAAGCATTCAGCAATACATCAACGATCTTGGTATGTCCATCCGTTGTAAATTTGACGAATACTTTGATGAGCAGCTTTCCAATGACAAAGGTAAGGAGATTTCCTACTGGAACTTGAGCGGTGGTGAACGTAGAACAGTTGACCTCGCGTGTGCGTGGGCGTTCAAGGACTTGAAAAGGAAGATTTCGGGAGTGTCATCCAATGTGGAATTTTTTGATGAATACCTCGATTCCACCCTAGATTCCACAGGAATTGATAAGTTGATCGAACAAATCAAACAACGAATTGATAGATTTGATCTTTCTGTTTATGTGATTTCCCATAGAACAGAAACCGCCAAACATGTTACAGGATCAGTAATTGAACTCGCTAAAGAAGGTGGAGTTACTAGGAGAATTTATAATTGACAAATGGAAAAACATGAATAAATCTCTTCATGTTTCAAAAGTCTCCGTTTCCATCTCCTTTTGCTAAGAATCCCTATGCTGTAAAAAACACCACCCAAGAACCCCCTAAAAAGGGCAACACTTATTTAAACTTCGGAGCCGATAGAGGGGGTTGTGGACAATGGCGCATAGGTTGGCCTGAATTACATATCAATATGTGTGGATTGGGGGATTCTTCCACCATTACCAAGATGGTTCTCAACAAGGATTGGTATCGGGATGTGAAAACCATCAAGCTCCAACGCCAATGTTCGACTCAACAGAAAGAATTCTTTAAATTTCTCAAGAGTATCCAACCAGAATGCGGTTTCAAAATCATCTATGAAGTGGATGATGTGGTATTCCACGAAGAGATTCCCGATTACAATTCCTACAAACACGCATTTGCTTCCGATGAGATTCGCCAGAACTGCGTGGACATGATGAACATGGCAGATGAGGTGACGGTGACATGTAAATACATGCGCGATCTTTTCATTGAGAAAACAGGACAACAAAAGACTTCCGTGATTCCCAACTTCCCTCCCGAATGGTGGATTGGTTCTCATTACAATTATGGGAAGGTTATCCAGAACTTTGATAGGAACAAGAAAAAGCCGCGCATCCTCTATTCAGGATCGGGAGCGCACTTTGATGTGAAGAATGTCACGGGACAGCAAGATGATTTTTCCCATGTCCTGAAATTCATCATCGATAACCGTCATAAATATCAGTTCATTTTCATTGGTGCTTACCCACCTCCCCTGCATCCATATATCGAAAGTAAGGAAATAGAATTTCATCCATGGCAATCCCTGATGGATTATCCGAAGTTCATTGCTTCTTTGAATCCCCAATTGCTTCTTGCACCCCTGAAGGATATTCCGTTCAACAGGTCAAAGTCTGATATCAAATATATTGAGGGAGCTTGTTTGGGTATCCCCTGTATGGTTCAGGATATGGTGACGTATCAGGATGCTCCCGATTTCCTAAAATTCACGGATTCCACCGATTTGGAACAGAAAGTGGAGACAATTCTGAATTGGAAGAACCGTTTCAAGTATTACAAGCTGGTTCCCGAGTTGAGAAAGCTTGGGGAAAGCAGATTCCTTGAAAGACCGGAGAATATCGGAGCGTTTATGGAAGCCCTGAATACACCATTCGGTGATCCTTCTCGCAGATTCATGAAATATTGGAATGATTAATTCTTACCAAATTGGGAATATTGAGCGAGCGTTGGGCGGAGCCTTTCAAACATACCTTTTAAGTTTTCAAAGCTATTCATATTCGAAGGATTATTGAAAAAGGCTTTTTTATTGTTTTGGTAAAAATTGATAGTTCCTTTTAGATAATTTTCAATATACGAACAAAGTTCATGCGCCTTTGCCTTGACTTTTTCTGTCTGTGGGTCATAATCATCGTAGGATGATTCCATATCAAGATTTTCGTAAATCATACTCAAGTCTTTGAAATAATTATCCATAACAATATTTAGTGAATGATGTGGTGAATTATAATTTATCTACTTATTTCTTCCCAGTCTATTGAGCCATGAACAAATTCTGTGTTTGTGCTTGCTGTTACAGCTAATGTTAATTCATAAGGTGTGCTTGTAAAGCTATTTCTCTCAAGTTGAAACTTGAACAGAGCTTCTTTAAGAATGTCTATCGATGTTGCTCCCTGAGCATTGGAAGTAAAATATCCTGATGCTAATACTCTACCTCCCGATAGACTGGTTCCATCTAGTTTATATTCCACGGAGGAATTAACTCCTGCATCAGTCCATGTACCGCCAGAAGTCGTTCCAGATGCAACCACTTGCCACTTGTAGATACCCGTATTGACCCCCATTAGCGACAACGCAGTTAGAATTACAATACCATCTAATCTTGTTGATTTTAACCGTATGGAAACGATAGGATAAAAGGTTCCTGCTGTTGTAAGAGCTTTGGGAGCAGTTATTGTCGTACCTGCTGCTTGTTGCAATCCTCTTAACTCATAACCACCCTCCGAAATAACTGTACTACAAACTTGTTTTAATTTACTTGAACCTGAAGTTGCAGCTTTATTTTCAATTTCATATCTAAGCGGCAGTGACCCCGTTGTAATGTATGTCGTGTCAATCAAGTTAGCGTGATGGAAGTAATGACAAGGTACAAACTGACCATTGATAACAAATCCTGTTCTCACAGAGCCTAATCCGAGCCATTCGATGTCAATCCATAGAATTTGAGCCTTTGTAATATCAAGTGTGATACCAGATGAACCCGACCCATCCAAGCGATCTACATTCCATTGCGATTGTGGGACACGAGTTTCAGTGAGCGAGCCTGATGTAATGCTACGTTCAACCACGTAAAGGGTATTGTCATCCAATTCCAAGTAGATACCATTATCAGTGCCAAAATACCCAACACGTTGTCTAAGATTTGTTTTAGCTTGGTTAAAAGTAAATGTGCTTAAAATTTGTAAACTTTTACCGGGTTGATAAGCAAACACTTTTGTGGTTTCACGATATATTTTAGAACCGCTTAGAGCATCAACTTTCAATTCAACAATACCTTGCGTTTGGATAAATTGTGCAGAAGCGGAGGTTGTTGTAGTTCCTCCTGATAATGTTGACCAGAGATTATTATCTGCATACCTATGAGACGAATCGAAAAGAGTCAAAGGACTTGATGTTCTCGTTCTTCCAAATGCATCACTCGCCATGTTGTAATTACCGCTAAAGTTGGTCGAAGTGTCATCGATATTTTTCACCAAAACCGCATATTTCGGATATTCGACTATTTGAGTAGAGCCAAAAGATGGATCGGACACTGCCGATGTTGCTGGGAATCTGGCATCATTTACGATCTCAACAAATTTTCCGCTTTCGGTATTTGCGGCATTTGTCCACACTTTAGTATTAATTGCCATATTTTTATTTAATCATTCGATGAAGTTAATATTGTATTGACTTTGGCATTTTATGGTTTATCATTTTTTTATGTATAGAAATTGTGTGTATGATCAAAAAAATCGTAAAATTTTTATTTGGACTTGGGACGAAAACGGGGAGCGAATCCGCGAAGAACATGATTTCAAGCCATACATCCTTTTGGAAGATAAAAAGGGAACGGAGAAGTCCATTTATGGCACGGCTCTCAAAAAACGCGAATTTCAATCCAGCTATGACAGGAATAATTTCGTCAAGGATAGTAATATCAAGCGAATTTACGAGAACCTACCACCATATCAACAATTCCTAATTGACAATTATTGGTCGGTTTGTGAGAATGATAATTTCTCCCAATATCCCCTGAAGGTGGCTTTTTTTGATATTGAATGTCCCGGAATATCCTTTCCAGAACCAGAATTGGCGGAATCAGTGATTAACCTGATCACGATCTATAATTCTGAGTCCAAGATGTATCATGTATTTGGTTTGAAAGATTTCCACACCATGAGAGATGATGTGAAGTATTATCGGTGTAAATCCGAAGAGGACTTGTTGAAATCGTTTATCAAATACCTTCAAAAGGAAGGTTTTGATGTTCTCAGTGGATGGAACATAGCAGCATTTGATGTTCCTTATCTTGTAAATCGAATCACTTTCCAATTGGGAAAGGAATGGGCTGATAAGCTGTCCCCAACGGGTAGGATTTACGAAAAGACCAATCCAAATGGTAAATTTGGGATGCCTTCCAAGGAGTATGTGATTGAAGGGCTATCAATTTTGGATTATTATGTGATTTATCAGAAGTTCAATTTGGAGAAACAGGAATCGTATAAATTGGATAATATTGGGGAAGTTGAATTGGGAATCAATAAGATTCAACACGAAGGCAATCTATGGGAACTCATGAAAAATGATTGGAACACTTACACGGATTACAATATACGTGATGTGGAAATCGTTGTGGGGTTAGATCAGAAAAAGGGGTATATTAATCTAATCCGATTCCTTGCATATACTGGATTATGTGATCTGGAAAGCGCGATTAGAACACTCCCGGCAATGAACGGGGCAATTGCCATACGCGCCCGTATGCGGGGGGAATACATTCCTACGTTCATTCGTCCCGTGACGGACTACCGCGCCCCCGGTGGGTATGTGGCAGAGCCAAAAATAGGTTTTGCGGAGAATATCGTATCCTTTGATGCCAACTCTCTGTATCCATCGGTTATGATTTCCCTGAATCTCTCCCCCGAAACGAAAATCGGAAGGGTTGAGAAGGATGGAGATAAAGTGAAAATCCATCATGTATCAGGTAGATTGTTTGAGATGACTCCTGAGAACTTCAAGAAATTTATTGATGAGGAGCAAGCGGCATTAACTAAAGCAGGATTTCTCTTCTCTCAGAAGAAACGTGGTCTGGTTCCCGAATTCCTTGACAATCTTTACACCAAACGGAAGGAAATGAAGAGTAAGATGATGGAATGCCGCAAGAAGGGGGATAAAGAAGGGGAGCAGAAATTCGACAGCATCCAATATGCTTACAAAATCCATCTCAATTCCCTCTATGGATATATGCTCAACAAATACGCTCCCCTTGGAGATGAGGATATTGGAACATCGGTGACACTGACGGGACAAGCGGTAATCAAGAAGAGTAATGATCTGTTTCAGGATTATGTGAGGGAAAATCTACCGGATTTGTCAGAGTCCTTATTGCAACAAAGTTGTGTTTACGGTGATACGGATAGCTTTTTCGTTTCCTTGAAAATGTTTGGCATGGATGCTAAATCTGATGAATTTTATGAATTATGTGAAGATATTGAAAATTATATCAATGAACGAATCATTGAATGGGCTAGAAAAGCTCTGAGAAGCACTGATCCTCGCTTCGTATTCAAGCGGGAAACCATCTGTGACGCGGGAATCTTCATTGGTAAGAAATATTATGTCCTTCATGTTCTGGACGATGAGGGAACCAAGGTGGATAAGTTCAAGTATCGGGGGGTTGATGTCGTAAAAACCACAATGCCCAAGAAGGTGAAGCCTTATGTCAAGAAAGTCATTGAACATATGATCATGTCCCAATCTTTGAAGGAAACCAATGACATGTTCAACGAGGCTTACGAGGAATTCAAGAATCTGTCCATTGCGGAGATTTCCAAGATTTCGGGTATGAACAACTTTGCGGAATATTCGGCTAGGTGTAATGGTATGAACACCGTGAAAGGTATGCCATCCCATCTCAAAGCTGCTTATTTTCATGACATGATCATGGAACAGAACGGATGGGGTTCCAAATACGAGAAATTCAAGACGGGGGATAAGGTTCGCATGGTTTATGTTAAGAAACCCAACAAATACAATTTGGAAATGATCGGATTCAAGGGTGGTTGGCCGGAAGAATTTGATAACATTTTCACTGTTGACTTTGAAAAGATGTTTAGTAAAGTCTTCTATGCAGCGATTGAGAGATTTTACGAAGCGGTCGGTTGGAAACTCAGAAAACCTAGCGAAAATCTCACCGTAGAATTGGACGACTTGTTTGGCGAATGATAACACAATTAAATCCCACGATACCAGTAGTCACCCCAAAAGGGAAGGGTTACGCACATCTGGTCATAGATTATTCCCAAGAACATGATTTATATTGGGTTTGTTTTATAAATGATACGAAAGAATGCTGGACATTTGGGAATTCTGAGATAAGAATAGATGACAACATAACATTACAGAGAAAATGAAAATTGAAACGAATTATCAGTGCATTTCTGGAGTATGTGATGCAAGTCATTTTGATCACTATTCCAAAGACTCAATCCAATTGGCACAAGAACGAGGACATTGGCCATACGAAGATGGTCTATATAAAATGTGGGTTGATTGTAAAGTGATTGATAAATTCACTAAGAACAAATTGTTCGGGGGTAGAAAATATTATTTCGTTTTGAATCTTATGGGAACGACGAAAGAACTTCAAGTCAATCAAAGCAATTACTATAATCAATCTGAGGTGAATGAGATACATGTGTATTCCGAAGACGGTAAAACATGGTTCCCAACCAGAATATAAATTATGATGAACGAATATAAAATAATGTGGGAGCAATTCTTGAAAGAATCTCCATGGGCGACTTCACCGACACCCAATTCATTCAATGATAGAATGGAAAATTTCGACACCAATATTATCGGATCATATGATAATATTGGTAATTTTGAAGATTATGAGGTTTATCAAAATGATAACGGGAACGAATTATTCTTCATGCTTGGGGATGATTTTGTTGCTTATTATCGATACGAGATTGATGATAGAAATGTTTGTCACACTAAAATGACTTGGAATCACAAGAACCACCAAGGAACGTTTCTCAAGTTGTTTGGGGAATACTTGATACCGAAATTTAAAATAATTGAATCTGATGATATGATGACACCTCAAGCATTTTCCATGTGGCAGAAGTTGATCGGACATTATACGGATTATAAATATTACGTTAAAACCGGAGACGAACTTATACCAATTGACAATCCATATGAAGTGCATAATTATTCAGAGAAATTGGCGATAAACGGAAAATCAAACTCAACATTTTTAGTAACTGTATGAATATTACACCACAGCAAGCATATTTAAAAGGGTTGACGGATGCCGAAGACCGAATCATCGACAACCTGATCAATCTCCTAAATGATTCCAAATATGACGTTCCGTTTCCCAACCCCAAGTTGGAAATCGTGAGACATATCATCAAGGATCGCTCGGATTATTATCACAATCTTGCCAAGAGAATTAATAATATGGGTGGATCATTTAGAAAAAAATTGGCACAACAAAAGGATTATCTTGACAACGCCAGATAAACAATTAAATCTACACATATGAAAGAAAACAAGCACATCGTAATCATCGACAATATTGGGCGCAACATCATCGGCAAGCTGGTGAACGAAACCGACACCACCCTGACACTCCATAATCCGGTGATCGTATTTGTCCAGCCAGAACAAAGCGGACAGATTCAGGTTCAGAGCTTCCCCGTATTCTTCTTTGAGTTCATCAACAAGGACTTCAGGGGGCAAAACAATTGGACTTATCAGAAGGCTAATATCACCACAAGTGATGTTGTTCTAGATGATAGGATTCTCATTCAATATGAGAAGATCAACACTCCTCCGGAGGAACCACAGGCGGCTCCAAGCGCATCGCCTAAAATTATTTCAATCGATTCTCTGTAATGTCACCTTCTGATTTCGCATACTGGTTGACCGGATACTTTGAAATCTCCGATAGTAATAATCTGAGTCCTCAACAGGTTCAGATTATTCGGGATCATCTGGCTTTGGTATTTGAAAAGGTTACACCCGATAGAAAGGGATATGAACCGTTGGATACCAGATCTACCGGATTATCAGCTATAGGATTGTGTGGACAACCGCAAGAGATTGATTGGACGAAATTACCGAAAATGAAATCATATAAAGTAGAAACAAGATACTGTTAAATTATGTCAAAAGAAATAGATAAAGAATTATTCGCCTCCCTGAAATCGTTGGATGATGTGGTGCCTTATGCATCGTTCCTAAGTGAATCCACGCTGTCATCGGTTGATGATTGGATTGATACGGGAAGTATGGTGTTGAATGCCCTGATTTCCGGTTCTCTATATGGGGGTGTCCCCAAGGGACGATTGGTGCAATTTGCGGGTCCATCAATGTGTGGAAAATCATACTTCGCATTGCAAATCGCCGCAAATGCCCAAAAGAAAGGTATGATTCCCGTCATCTTTGATTCGGAAGGTGCCATTGATCCTGAGACTGCCAAGAACTTCGGTTTGGATACCACCAAGGTCAAGTATGTGGGCTGTGAATCGGCGGAACAAACAAGAAACGCTATTTTCAAGTTCCTGACAAGTGTTAGGGAGAAGAAACAGAATGGTAAGTTTATTATCATCATTGACTCTCTGGCAAACCTCAATTCTGAGATGGAATTGAAGAGGATGGATAAGGATTCCACTTCTGCTGACATGGGAACCTTCGCCAAATCGGTGAAGAGTCTGTTGAAGACTTGCACCAATATGGGAACCTTAACAAAGACTCCGATCATCATCACCAACCATGTGTATGATGATCCTAGCCAAATGTATCCATCATTGGAGAAGAACATGTCGGGTGGTAAGTCCGCTGTTTATCTTCCATCGGTGAACGTGCAGCTTGCCAGAGAATTGGTTCGGGATGAGAAAAATACCCAAGTTGTGGATAAGCTTTCCGCTTCCCAGAAGAATTACTCCGGTGTCGTGCTACACGCTCTGATCACCAAGAACCGCTTTGCCAAACAATATCTGGAAGGTAAGATTTATCTCTCCTTTAGCAAGGGTCTGGACAAGTATTTCGGTCTTCTTGATATCATGAAGGGTATGGGTGTTGTCACATTGGATGGACAGACATACAGCGATTGGGAGAAGAATAAAATCGGCAAATATAAAACATGGTCGAAGGACATTGATTTATGGGAAAATAGATTGCTTCCAGAACTTGAGAAGCGCATCAAAATCCATTGGGCATATGGTTCTTCTCCTGAAGACGATGATCTGGTGGCATTGGAAGAGGATGATGAATTAGATGCAGATTGAAAAAGGTATCCACTTGTTTCATGGTGATTGCTTGGAAGTCCTCAAAAAGATTCCAAGCAATTTTTGTAATGATCACCAATCGCTATTAAGATTATCTTTCGGGTAAGGCATTGGTTTGTGTTTCAATTCACTTATTATTCTTTTACGGTCTTTTTTATGTAGAATGTAAACGTATCTATGTTTTTTCTTTATTTTGACCCTTTCATAATTGGGATCAATTTTAAGCAATTCTTCGCGTTTAATCGTGTTATATACAACACAAACACTTCTTTGATTTGTGAGTTTTCCATTTATTCTATGTAAATAACCTTGTCCAAGCGAAAGGTTATTACCTTGATATATCCAATTCGTTGCTTGATAAATAGTTCCTAAATGATTCGCCATTGGATCGGAATAACTGACCAAAACTTTTATATTGGTATTTTTTCTCAACCAATCAAAGGTTTTGCCTATGAAATAGCTTTCACTATTTTTAGGTGCTTCATCAACAAGCCACAATCTTTTCAGTTCCAAAACATCTTTATTCTCTAAATTGGGGGTAATGGATTTAACAGTTTGTCTGCCAACGGGAAACCCATACACGGCAACACCGATCAAATTATCCTCATCAAATAATCCCAATGAATACCTAGAAGGAGTCCAACTGTGGGAATAGTGGTTTTCCTTTATTAACTTTTTCGCCAAGTTTGTATCTATTAAATCAATCGTGTAATTCATGATTCAATTTATCACTCATTCAAAAACAACCAATGAGCATAATTTATGGGTTTTTTAAATCCACGATCTCTATACTCTCCGATGTTGTTGAGATGTCTGTCTTTATTGACCTGTTCGGTCATGTAACCCATGACACCTTCTTCATCTTCGGGATTATCTTTTTTGAGTTTGATTAGATATTTGGATATGGCATCAATTTTTTCATAATCTGGATCATCATCATCCATCATTTCTCTTAATTTTTCTTCAATTTCTGGTGCCGACAATCCAGCAACTTCACCTTCAATATTAATCTTCGGTTTCTTTACACCCTTTTCCTTTAATTTTTTTTCAGCTTCCCATTTCTTACCTCGTTTTTCATA